GTACTATGCTGGTGTCAAATGGCTCTATCCGTGGTGTGTACCTTGCACTGAAGCTCGGTCTCGAAAAGGGGGAGCGTGCCCGGAAGAACTCGTGAGTAAAATAGGGGGTTATCGCTCTTTCCCCTTAAGCTAAGCTATTCAATCGGCTTGGTAACTCACAAAATCACTTAGTGGCTGAACAATGTTATTCATATTGTTCAAAAGTGACGGCCCAAAATCCGATAAGTTTACGAGCTACTGTAACAAGCTCGCCGCAGTAAGATCGCGCGAATTCGCCTCAACATAAAACTGAGAAGCGGTAACCAGTCCGTCCCAGGGGCAAGGAAGTTGATAAAGCAAGACTTGGTTATAGTTGCTTTATTGTGAATCTTCCAGTACATCTCGATTGAGGGAGCTCTGTACACCCACGCTGTAGCACGTAGCAGGCACCATAGCTATCGTTAACGAGTTCTCGCAAAAATCCTCATGAGAACCGCTACAGGGCATACTACCACTGTATCCTATAACCGGTTGAATGACCGCCTAATAAGCCATCATTCATCTATGTCAGCCAATGTCCCAGATGAAGAACTTCAGTTCTTCGGCGGTTTTAGCATATGTGCTTGCTACTACCGGGAAAGCGTCTACGTCTGCGGGACACGTGATGAGAGCCTACCTCACTGCTATTGAAACAGTTTGGTTGTGCATCGAAGCTGGGTAAAGCGTAACCTGGGCCAGCGAATCATTGATTCACACGTGAGCACATAAGAGCAACTTTTGCTCTTTCTTTTGCGCCGGATAGGCGCGCTGTCTCTACTCTTAGACTCTATAACCTCCTTCTGCAATTGCTGTTGAACCAGCAACTCACTTAGATCTGGGCAATGGGAGCGCGCTCCCATTGCCGCTCTTCGCACTTTAGTGCGAAGAGCCAGTTGGGAAGGGATGCAATGGGAAGATGGCATTAAAGCTTTGAGACTGTGCAGATTGTTTAAAGAGGGCAACTGTTACCAGAAGACAGGAACTTGCTTCTTCAAGAACTCACCAACTTCCTTGAAGCGCTTATTGAGGAAGTCTATCGCCTTCTCTCGTTCAATAGGGGACATCATCCAAATGTCATTACGTGTCAATGACCCTCTAAAGTAGTACTGGATCTGAAGGAGCTGGTCAACCAGAAGCTCATTCTCTCGGGCAAATGAGTTGAGAACAAGGCTGATCTCACTCTGGTCGTTGGTCTCAATTACCCGTAGAAAAAAGAAATCGGATCCAGCTCAAGGTCATGTTCATAGACCTCATCGCAGTCTTTGCACTTCAGCGGTACCTTAAAATTGAACCCCCACTTGTCGGTCTTAGCCATCCCGGCATAAATCTCATTGAGGATCGGCTTCGAGATTGCTTCAAACCATTCAGTAATGAGCTTACGGTCGGTAACAATGATCGGCCCTTCAGCACCTTGTACCTCAACTGACTCAATTACCGCCAAGATGTCAGTAAGGAAAATCTTCTTTAGCTGTTCATCAGAAGGTTGCTTGTTATCAGCCTCAAGCTTAGCAATCTCATGCTTGAGGAACACGACCTCCATAGCCTCTTGATAAGTGGGTGGCTTAGCATGGACAATCTGGCCGTTGGACAGCTCAATGCGGAACAGCATGTCCGCATGATCAAGAATGCTGTTATTTGGGTTGCTAACTACTGATTCAAGGTTAATTTCGTAAGAATGAACCTTTGCTGTCTTGCAAGTGTGTATTGACGAAATACTCATCTGGGCACCGTATGTTACAAGACGAAGATATGCAAATAGTGCATCAACGTCTTTTGTAACCAAGGCCTCAGGTTTCAAAATCTCAGGTACACATTCTTGACACAGCTCACGGATGATTTTGCCAGAGTACAGCAAGTCAGCATTGCGAAGCTTCATTTCAGCCAAAGCGGACATTGGCTTAACCTGAACTTCACCGTCCTTTACATGCTCTGCCAGCACGCCTGGTTGATAGAACTTCCCCTTAGACGGCAGTGGAAATACACGACCTGGGAGCTTGACTTGTGCTAATAGCGGGTTTGTTGACATGGTATCTCCTATAGTATGTGATACGCTTACTTTTTATTTATTGAGCCTAGCTTAGGAGCTTTTGACACCCCTTTGATAAGAGGTTTGTTGAACATTCCCTCTTGTGTCATATCCAGACGGCGAAGCGGCATGCGTACCGTTTTCCAAAGCGGACATGCTTTCACAAGCTCAAACGGGAAAATCGGGTCCTCACCTGCTAACATACGCCCTTCATTTAAGCGTAAGGCCCAGCGCAAGAAGACTTCCTTGAATGGGATAGGTTTGGTAGGTAACGAGTTAAGGTCAAGCACTAATAGGTCCTTACCTTCAATTGGTAGCACAGCAATGCCTCGCAAGGAGTCATAGGCCTTTGCAACCAATGAAGAGTTGCCTAAGACAATCCCGTATGCCTTAAGAATTTTGGCATCAATATCCATGGTAAATACCTCATCGAGTAAGCACTATTTAGTATTGGGGTAACAATGGCTGATTCTGACAAGCAGATAAGAAAGACGATTGAGGATACAATTAGCCAGTTTGGGGCACAAGCACGCGCCATGTCCCAATCGGTCAAGGAAGTGCAAAAGTTTGCAAATGCATTGGATGAAGCTAGCAATGGTGCGATTGATAAGGCTACTGAATCAATTAAGAAGCTGCTGAAGAGTACCGGTGTACTTACCGATCTTCAGGTTGATTCTATCAAAACCGCCAAGCAGGCTAATGAGCTCCTTGAAAGGTTGGCCATTAAGCAAGAACGACTTGCTGAGCTGCAAGCCGAGTATGCAGCTGCAATTAAGGCGGCTGGTAAGGCTCAAGATGCAAAGACAGAAGCTGACCTCAAGCTGGTTAAAAATCTTGCTGATTTGGGTATTAAGGTAGAAAATGTAGCTGATGCTGCCGAGGCCCTTAAGACCAACATGGACAAGCTCAAGGACCTCAATAATGGGGTTCGCGAACAAACTAAGTTCTTAAACTCAGCAAGCTCAAAAGCTGGTAAAGCGGTTGAAATATTAGGCTCAAAGGCCCTTGCATCCGTTGAGAAGTTTACTACCGTATCAAATGCATTGGAGATGGCTGGTAAGGCTATCGAAGAGGTATACAATCAAGCCGTGCGTTTGTCGGACCGTGGTATGCTCATGGCCATGCGTGCTATCAACGTAGGTGCTGTTAAGCTTCGCTTGTCCGCTGAAGAGTTTGAGAAGCTGATTCAGGAAAACATGAACATCGTATCCGCGTTAGGCGGTGGTGTCAAGGGCATTGATCGTTTTACTGAAGAGCTGAAGTTTGCTGGTACTGGCTTAGAGTACCTGGGCAAGAATGCATCGGTTGTTGGTGCTAAGAATATGCAAGCACTAATGCGTGCTGGTATGGGTCCTGGCTCACGTAATGGTATTGAGGATGTTTACCGTAAGAACCTGGTAGCGATGAACAAGCAGTTCAGGCTGTTCCAGGCTGGGTTTGGTGACACTATTGAGGACTTTTCAGCATATTATGAAACTGTGCTGCAAGGTGATGATGTTCAGCAACGGATGAACTCGCTTGATGCTAAGGGCATCGACCTGATGATGACTGAGATTCGTCAGCGTACTGAAAACTTGCGTGTGATGGGCTTGACTACAAAGCAGATGGAGGAGATGAATAAGACCCTCGATGCAATGTACAACCCGCGCAAGAATAACCAGACCGAACGAATGACCCAGGCTATTGCATTCAAGAACTTCTACGCAAACACAATGCAGAGTGCAACTGGAGACGATCAGCAGGTGCTGATGGCTAACCAAGGTCTTGCTGAGAAGTATGCACGTGCTATGCAGGTTGGTGACTCTAAGACCATGCAGGATTTGATCGGCAGCAAAGAGGGGCAGCAGGTTGCACAAGCATTACAGCGGACACGTGATCGGTTGATGCAGAAGAGCATTGATACCGGCCAAACCTACCTGCCGTTCATGAACAATCAGTGGCTTGATGCTTCTGGTGCTGGTGGCCAGGTCATGATGAATGCAGGTAAAACCTCACTGACAGTGCAGAATTCTGGTGCACATAATCAGATCGGTTCGCCAGAGCTTGCTGAGTGGAAGGATAACGTTAAAAAAGCAACGGGTGAAGGTTCTGAATTGGCAAAATCATTTCAAAACCTTCGTGCGGCAGTTGAACAGGTTTCAAGTGTGCTGTCTAACCCCTTTGGAACAGCTGTAGCGGCCTTCGTTGCTGGTGTACTTACGATGTCCGAGACTGTGCGTGGTGCCTTAATGAATGCTATCAAAGGTATGATTAGTGCCGTCACAGGAGGTGGTCAAGGCTTTGTAGCCGGTATTCGTGGAATAATCGGCGGCTTGCTGAAGAAATCCCCAATCCTTGCATCTATCTATGCTGGCCTTAAGGGTGGATGGGACGGCTTGAATACAAGCACTGATGATTACTATACCCGGACAGGGATTGACAAAGATGCAACGTTTGTCCCACAATGGATGAAAGACGCCGGTGTTCGCACATTGGGTGTGCTCTCTGATGTAGGTGCCGCGGCAGCAAGTGGTATCACATTCGGTGCTTGGGACCCGTCAAAGAACTTTGCTGATAAACAACAAAAGGCTGCACAGCCAAGTGCCACACCTGCACCTGCATCAACCCCGCGAGCTTCAGCGGTATCTGCTACTCCGCTTGGAAACTTGATTGCAAAAGGTGAATCGGGTGCAGCAGGCTATAATGCAAATAATAAGGGTACCAAAAATAATCGAATTATTGCTGGTGATAATTTAGACCTGAGTCAATTGACAATTGGCGATATAATGAAGCGCCAATCATTGCCGCCGGGTGATCCTAATCGTTTGTTTGCTGTTGGTAGGTATCAGATGGTCCCAGATACCTTTAAGGAAGCAGTAAACTACCTGAAGCTTGACCCCAACACTCGATTTACGCCAGATGTTCAAGAACAGATGTTCCAATATCTGATTATGAAGAAACGTCCAGCTATTGGTAACTATATCTCTGGTAAATCAAATGATTTGAATGGAGCTTTGCTAGCAGCATCACAAGAATGGGCTTCTATTGCCGATCCTAGAACTGGTGCATCTTATTATGGCGGTGCCAATAAAGCTTCTATCAGCACAGCACAGCTATCATCAGTATTACAACAGATGCGGGCTGGTGATAATGGGTCTACCTTAGATACAGCACCAGTTCAAGCTGCATTGGCTAATATTCCGAGTGATACAAATCCGGTACAGCCTGTAAATGCAGCAGATGTCGCGATACGTACAGGTACACCGGGTGTAAATCAGGGTAATGATGCTGTGTCTGAGCTGAAGCGTCAAACTGAGCTATTAGCTATGATTGCAAACAACACGGTTAAGACTCCGCTGGTTGATCACGCTGGTTACAAGAAGAACCAGGAAGCTGTCATTGCGTCAGCATAACTTTTCAGCTAACTAAATAATAGCATAGCGATTTTCTAGGATACCCAACAATGGCAGGAATCTTTACTGATGTTTGGCGGATCGTAAAACCGGCACCACCGAAGTCCGGTTATGTATATGCGAACCCCGAAGACATGAAGTTGTACAGCAACTTTAGCTGGTATACCAAGGTAATGAAGGGTGCATCATCGCGCTTTTCTAAGTACACACAATTTAAGAACATGGACAACGATGTGTTCGTTGCACGTGCTCTTGACACAATTGCTGAAGAGATGTCTCAGATTGACATCAAGACCGACCTTCCGTTTGAGATCGTTTATCAAAACGAAGCTGATGAGGAAGTACCAGAGCACATTGTTACTACAGTTCGTGCCGCATTACGACATTGGTCTGATATTCAAGACTTAAGCCGCTTGTTGTTTGACATCACACGCACTACAGTGAAGTACGGTGATTGCTTCTTCCGCAAGACCTCCGATTTTAAGAAGTGGCAGTATATTGATCCTGCTGATGTCATCGGTGTATCCTTGCAAAAGGACACCGGTCAGATTGAGTTCTATCAGCTGCGTACAGGTGATAAGAACAAGCAAGGTGCATTCGGTGATGTGGAACATGTACCTGCTGCAGGTATAGTGCACTTCAGCCTTTCGAGCAACATGGGTGATTCAGGCCCGTTCGGTGAGTCTGTACTGACACCTGTTATCAAAGCATACCGTCATTTATCATTGCTTGAGGATGCGGTCATTATCTACCGAATCGTGCGCGCACCAGAACGTCGTGTATTCATGATCGACGTGGGCAACATGCCGCCACAACGTGCTCGTGCATACCTTGAGTCTATTAAGAACGAAATTCGCCAGAAGCGTGTTCCGAATGAATCGGGTGGCCAAGAGAAGATTGACTCTGTCTACAACCCGATGTCCATGACTGAAGATTACTTCTTCATGCAGACAGCTGAAGGACGTGGCTCGAAGGTTGACACATTGTCAGGTGGTGAGAATCTTGGTGAAATCTCTGACTTGAACTACTTCCAGAATCGATTCTTGCAAGGTCTTCGCATCCCGTCTAGCTACATGCGTGGCTCAAATGACAACGGTGCACAAATACAAGACGGTAAGGTTGGCGTTGCATACATCGAAGAGCTTCGTTTTGCTAACTATATCTCGCGCTTGCAATCTAAGCTTGATACTACATTTGATAAGCATTTCAAGGCATACCTTAAGTCGGCTGGCATCAATATAAACCATCAGCTGTTTAAGATCAAGCTTAATGACCCGCAGAACTTCAAGGACTACAAACGGGCCGAAGTAGATGAGAAGCTTATCTCCAACTTCAATAACTTGAAGGATGTCAAGTTCATCTCGAAGCGTTATCTCCTGCAACATTATCTTGGCTGGTCTGAAGATGAAATTCAAGTTAATGAAGCAATGCTTAAGCAAGAGATGGCTATCCCTGAAGGCGGTATTGCTGAACGTCTTGGTGAGCTTCGCATGATGTACGATGACAAGTGGTTGGAAGGACGCCCGGACATTAAGGTTGCAGAGACCTATGAGGACTTTACAGCTGAGACCACAAAGCAAGAAGCTGGTGACAACGACGATGAAAAGGCACCACCAGAGGACGGTGAAGGAAAACCGGATGATGCTGGTGCGGATACTGGTGATGATGAAGCCGCCGACAAGGCCGAAGGCGGAAATGATAAAGAGGATAAGGGTGCTGAAGGTAGTGAGGATAAGAAGGGCGAGGGGGAATCTGATGCTTCTTCGGAGGAACCTCGCAGCCTCGGGTCACTCGATAAAGACATCAACGGATAAAGGAGAATCTGATATGCTGTTGTAAATAGCAACATATCAGCTAATCCAGCTGCTTAGGAGCTAGAAATGAGCAAAGAACTCGTACTTATTGAGACAATCAGCCCGAATCAGGCCAATCTAATTGTTGAAGAGCATTCAAAATCAAAGTCATCGTACCTCAGCGGTATCTTCATGCAAGCTGACTTGGTTAACGGTAACAACCGTGTGTACCCATTGGCTGAGATTACTAGCGCAGTTAACAACATCAATAAGCGCATCAAGGATGGTTACACTGTTTATGGTGAGCTGAACCACCCTGATAACCTGCAGATCGACCTGAACAACGTTTCACATATCATCACTGAGATGTGGATGGACGGTACAAATGCATTTGGTAAGGCCAAGATCATCGAGAACCACCCGAAGGGCCAGATCGTTAAGGCTATTCTTGAAGCCGGCGGCAAGTTAGGTGTATCTTCGCGCGGTTCGGGTAATGTGGTAGAAGGTAAGGTCAACAGCTTCTCCATTGTAACTGTTGACGTTGTTGCAACTCCGTCCGCACCGAATGCATATCCTGGCCATGTCATGGAAGCTCTGACAGGTGAGAAGAAGATTATCACCTTGGCTGAGGCTGTGATTCATGATCAGGCCGCACAGAAGTACTTCAAGCGCGAGCTTGCTAAGTTCTTCGAAGTGCTGACAGGCCAACAAATCAAGAGTGAATAATATGGCACTCGATAAAGCATTAAGTGACCGGCTTGACAAGAAAGCTGAAGGGGCAGATGAGGTCGAATATAACGGGAAGAGGTATGTTCGATCCGGTCCTAAGAACTCGGCAAGCGAGCCGGGTCCTTGGCGTGAAGCCACCTACACCAAGGGTGCTATTAAGAAAGGCTCCCAGGTATTCGATAAAGCATTAAGTGACCGGCTTGACAAGAAAGCTGAAGGGGCAGATGAGGTCGAATATAACGGGAAGAGGTATGTTCGATCCGGTCCTAAGAACT